ATACCATAATTTTCACTTAAATTTGCTTTATTTGTTTTTTTCATTTCAATAGATCCTTGAACTTAAATTATTTAGTAAAATTAATTATCAATAAATTCCTCTTGATCGGCCTTTTTGCAGATATCCCATACCTCCGATACCAGCACCCTGTGTTCTTGCTGGTATAGATGCATAGCCTTGAAGGGCACTTTGAGCACCAAATGCTTTGGTCGCCCAATCCAATGGGTCTATACCCATGCTAGCAAGTTGAGTCGTTTTGCCTGCAACGGCTTTGCCAAGTTTACCTAAACGACCTGCTTTATCGGCCTTAAAGGAATTAATATCAATAGTTGGATTTAAAGCTTTTAGAACTGCTTCTGTTCCTTGATCTATGGGGCCACTGCCAAGATAGATATCCGCTAAACTTTTTCTTATTGCTTGTTTTGCAGCAAAATTTGCACCACCTAGCGCAAGACCACTCATATTGGCGATTCCTGGAATTTTGCTACCTATGCCACTCAATGTATTAATCAATGTTGATTTTACACCACCACTTAAAAGATTTTGTAAACCGGACGCACCAAATAGACCTCCAGTAGCACCTTCTAACGCTGAAAAAGCAGTGTTCAATAATGCAGGAGCATTTCCCCAAACAGCTTGGGTATATACATCGGTTCCACTTGGCATTTTTTTATCACCATACAAAATTGTAGATGCTTTGGAACCAGGTTTAACTTTAGTATCTTTTATTTGTGGTCCACCGCCCATACCACCACCCAAACCCTTAGAGTATTTTGATTTTGTTCTAGAAGTTGGACTTACAGCTTCTAGTAATATTTTTGTGGTGTAAGCGTCAAAAATTGGCATCAGATGTTCCTAAAATATTGATTGAATACCTTTACAATATTTTTTTCAAGGTTTCTTGAAGAGGAATTTTTGATTGTTTTTCTTGCGTTTTCAAGTTGTCTTTCAGACCACATACCGTTATTAAAGATCCACTCTCTTCCTTCCATGATTCCATTTACGAAAGCATTTGGCGCAGAGGGATCTGCAACAATATCGATGGCTGCTAGCATGAAGTCTTCTTGAACTTCTTGATAACCATTTTTGCTTTTGAGAGAACCCATACCACGGGTAGAGACACCCAGTTGAGCACCTTCGTCAATAAGATTTTTAACGATTTTGCCCATTGGAGTATCAAGTACTTTAGCTTTTCCGTATACATTTTTACCGTCTTCATGAAGTTCCTTTACAATGTGTGAAACACGATCAAGATTTACAGTTGGGCCAGTTGGGTGATTCAATTCTCCCAGTGCACGACCTTTGTTGACGTATTCATTAATGTATCTGCCGGTTTCTTTTGCAAGTGTATTTTTTGGATAGACTCTACCGTTGCGATTTTTTACTTCAGATTGCATGAATACGCCTTCAATGAAGTAATTTTTATCTCCATTGCCAACGTTTTCTTTTACGTATTTGATGTCTTCTGTAAGTTCTGTGATTAGTTTCATAATATTATTTAGTTAATTTTGACCACCAGGTACATCAATATTTGAAGGTAATCCTGGTATTCCGTATGCAGGATTATTTTCTCTATATTTTGGATTTTATCTTAGTCTTGATGGGCCTCGACCACGTTTTTCATAATTTTGTATGTCTCTTGCACGCTCTTTAAAATACTTTTGTCTATCTTTTATGTATTGTTCTCTTTTTCTCTGATCTCTGTCATAAGCCTCTTTCGCCCTTCTCCAGCTTTCTAGTGCTTCTCTCATGTAAAGTTCTCGCTGTTCGATTGTATAAGGTGGAATAGGAAAATCATTTACTGTTGGCGGATCATCTGGTCCAGTACCATTTGAAAAATAATCTTCTGGATTTACTTCTGGAATGTCTTCTTCTTCAATCCAATATGTGTCTGGTCTATCCCAAACCGGGGGTCTTGGAAAATCAAAAGGATATCTTGGTCGTGGTGGCGCAGATTGTGCCGGTGGAGCGCCTTTACGACCCGGAGTTTGTGGTATGTTTCCCGAACCCGGTTGCGGTGGTGCAGGAGGTGCAGCCTGTGTCAATAAATTTTGTGATGACTGATTTCCGGGTGTTAAAGTAAATTGTTCATTTACTTTTTTTTTTTAACAAGTTCTGTGAGACAGCAACATATTCTTGTTTTAGTCTGTCTCCAATTTTTTCATACAAAGCTTTTGAGGTTGCTTTCTTGAAATCTACAGCATTTTCCTCAATAACATTTTTTACCATTTTTCTTACATTGTCGCTCATTTAAGAATCCTTTGTGCTTTTTTGTAAAACTCTATGTTGCTTTTTAATTTTGTTGGACTTTCGGTTATTTCTCCAACAAAAATTGCTCTGTTTTTATTATTTAAAGTATCAAACATTCCCTTTAAATTATTAAAATCAGATTCACTTATATTTATCAAAGTCCCATTTTTTAGTTTTAATTTGTTTTTAAACTTTGGGTCATAATTCTCAACAAACTCAACAAACTCTTTAATTTCATTTGATATATCATCTTGATGAAAATTCAACATCATTTTTGATTTAAACTCACTCTCAATATCTTTTATAGCTTCATTTAACTTTAATGATAAAGAATTTATAAGACTTCTTTTAAAACCAGAATCATTTTCTTTAATTAAATCTTTGATTCCAGATTCAAGTATTAAAGTTGAGGGATGTTTCATTGTGGAGCCTGTTCTTCTCCCGAGGGAGCCATACCTTGCATTGCCAAAGCCTGTTGTTGAGCCATCAGAGCCATTTGCTCTCTTTGAGCCTTCTCTTTATCTATCTTTATTTGCTCGTCAATAAGTTTGATATCTTCTTCTGTTTGTTTCAATATTTTTGTGCGAATATAATCGCTTGAAAAATATTTACCAGAATAAGGCTCAACAATTGAAAGCATCTTGATTCGCTCTGCCAAAATTTCTGCTTCCTTCAGATCCCAGAAATAATTGTCAGTGTTGTAAACAAACTTGATTTGTTGTTTTAATACTGACCAATCTTCCTCCGTGATTACTCCACGCAGAAGAAGCTGAACTCTCAAAAAATCCAAAAATAGCTTTGAGAAGTGATGGCGAAGTCTTTCAATAAATTTGTAAAATTTTACTTCTTCTCTTGTAATTTCAAGTGAACGTCCCATGTTAAAACCAGTTTGTTCTGCAACAAGACGGCTTAGTGGAACATTCAAAGAATTATAAAGTTTTTTCTTAAAGTAATCAACGTCTTCAATTTGTGACATTGCGTTGCCACCGGGAAGAGTTGTAATCTGAGTTCCTTGCGAACCTTCTCTTCTTGGCAACCAGTAATCTTCAAGAACTGAAAGATGGTTTCTTTCATCCCGGATTTCTCCGGTGTTTTGATTATAGATAATTCTGTTGCGGAAACGACTCATCATGTCCCGCATATACTGCTCTGCTTTTTGTTTTGGCAATTGACCAACGTCAATATAGAATACTCTACGCTCTGGTGCACGGGCAACACGGTAAACTAGAAGAGCATCTTCTAGTTGTCTCAACATGTTTAGTGATCTTACTGCCTTGTGCAGATATCCCAGCACTCTCTTTGAGTTGAGATCAACAATACCGGATGGAACGTATACAATGCTGTCGAGAGACAAATGTAGGCCACCCGGACCAGTCATCATAAATGATTCTTTATCGGAATCCGTGTATAGATAATACTCCTCTATTTCTTTAATTACAGAAACAGAACCTGTTTTAGTTCTTTCTTGTTCCTTTTTTACTTTTCTGATTTTTTTAATCTTTAAAGGATCTATTGGAACAATATCTTTTATTCCCTCTTGTGGAGTATCCTTATCAATTACGATGTTATAGAAAACTTTAGAATCAATATACCATCTTCTAAAAATTTCATATGCTTTGTGGTTAAAGTCTAGAAGTTGAATTATTTTTTCAAATTCTTTGTAAATTTTTATCTTGATAGATTCTGGTATCGGAAGATCCTTCAAATCAAGTTTTACAGGTCTTCCATCAGTTCCCTTAACAATCGAAGCATTTACAATTTCTTCAATTGCATTGTCCACTTCGGGATAGACTGACATGTTTCTGTATTGAATAACAGAACTTGATTCGTCTTTAAGTGTTCCTGTGTAATCAATGGCAGAACTAAAATATCCACCAGCTTCAACGGTTACAGTACCATCAAAAACTTCAGGAGCAGTAAATTTTTGCAGAGCTTGTTCTTGCTTATCTGCTTTCGTTTGCTGCTTCTTACCAAATTCAAAACCAAAAGCTTCAATTTCCATTATTACCTCTATTATAGTTAGACTTAACTTATTAAGTTTGTTTTTGTTATTTCTGAAGCACCACTCTTCAAAGTAACCTGATCATATATCAAAACAACTGCAAATTGATTAAGTGTATTTGGATTGGCCATATTGAAAACAATTGGTTCTATTGTTTTTGGCCAGCAACCAATCAAACCAAATTCTTTGATGGGATCTTCTCCATTTAAATCAAGTTGTTGAACTTTCCAGTCATTTGTTTTGTAAGAATTTTGTGTTGCGGATATATTTGTAGTGTGACCATTTATTAAATTTTGCCAATCACTAAATTTTTTCCACATATCTCTTGCACTTCCAGTAGAATTATCAATGTCATCTAGAATTCTTATAGACCATGATCCATATTGTTTTTCACCGGGATAATAGTATTTTCTACCAAAATAATTGTATTCCATTACAAGAGTAGAAACAGTAGGAATTTGTGTGGCAGTTACGTGAAAATGACTTATGCCACCACCGACATCAGTTGGAAATTTTCCAGAAATAATATATCTATTTTCTCTGGTTCCTCCGTTAAATGCTTGTTTGAAATCAAAAATTGATGGCATTGGTGTTCTCCATTACATTATTTCAAACCAATCAAAAGTCATTGTAACACTAAAATTTCCTTGATTTGGTGAACTCATGTCTAGATTGATGCCGCCAATTTGACTTGGCCAACAATTTATAAGTTTAATTGTTCTTACTGGTTGGTCACCATTTATAGACAGCTGATTTATAGTCCAATTTTTTTGCAAGTGTTTATAAGATGCATAGTTGTTTCCAGCAGCACCATCAGTATCAACTTGATGGTTTATGTGCCCATCTAATTTTTCTTTCCATCTGTGAAATGCTTGCCAAAGATTATCTGTAGCATTGTTATCATCATAAATGCTTATATTCCATACTGTATAACTTCTGTCACCAGCCAAAGATAAAGTTCTTCCTCTGTAACCGACATATACGGTTCCAACTTCAGTTCTTGGCAAAGACGAAGAGTAAAATTTAAAATATTCGTTTTCATTTACTGAAACACCTGTTGGCCAAATACCATCAGACTTTACAATTTCAAATCTATTGGCGCGTGAACCGCCTCCAAAGTTTTCTTTAAATTTTTGGATTGAGTTTGTAGATACTGCCATTTTATGTGCTAGATTCTGTGGTTACAGAAATTGTAAATTCTTCTGAAGCGATTAGAGGTTTGACAGTTACATCGATTGTTAATGTTGGACTATTATCTGAGTTATTACTTTCGTTGCATGTTATTTGTGTATAGGTAGGATCTAAAAATGTACCAATACTTTGCAAGTAAAAAGATACTTCTGAAGTAATCGATGCTCTTGTTGTTGAATTGTTTGGTAAAAATACATATCTTAAAATTAATTTTCTAACAGCGGTTTCTATGTCTACTCTTAATTTAGCTGGACCAATTCTTTCATTTGACGTATATGCTGAACTTGCTCCAGCAGTAGCACCAACAAGATCTAGTCCCATAAAATAATTTTTATTAGTTTGTATGTAAAAATTTACTCTATTTTTCTTAAAAATATCTTTTGTCGCCGTATCAGTCCAAAGTATTGGTGATTGAACTATTCCATTCAATACTTTTGAATTATTAAACCCAGCCACAGTATAATATAAATTATTTGTAGATTTTGAGTTAGAAAATGCTCCAACAACATCTGGAACCAAATTCATTGTTCCAGTATAAGTTGTGTTTGGTGCCAAACTTGGAGTTGGAATATCAAATTTGTAATTTTTTCCGCTCACAGAAACAATTCTATCGGCAACAGTGCTTCCACTTACAAGAGATGCTGAAGTAAACAGCGCATCAAAATTTAAAGCAGTTTGGCCTGCTCCATCATTTACGGATGGAAAAATTCCTATTGTAGAAACAGCATTTTCAAGATATCTGGCTTCTGCTGTCGTACCTTTACACATTAAAACGTCCAAATAATTGTCTGTTGCGCTTTCGTAACTAACAAAACCAGAAGTGCTACCTGTTATTACTAGTGTTCCACCATAAGCAAGAGAATACAGAGCGGATAAGAAATCGTTTCCGTTTGTTTTTCCAGTTATATTTCTACCATCTGAAGAGAAAAAGCCAAAAGTTCCACCTTGAGTGTTTGATGTTGTTAATATACATGCAGTAACACCACTTAAAGCATTTAAATCTTTTACAAATTCAAGAGGTTCTGTATAAACAATATAATTGTCGGTTGTCAATCCTTTTTGGGGATCATAAAGTTCTGTTCTTGAATAAATCAACCATCCAAATAAACCACCTGGATCTGTGCTAGCAGCACCAGAAACTCCATTAAAAGTTGGTGGTACATATGTTGAACCAGCCAAAAATCCATAATAAAGTGGGCTTACAGCCCCCTGATAATTGTAATAGAAGGGATTTAAAAAAGATTCTAGAGTTTCGTCTGCCATTTTTTTTACCTTAAAATTATTTATAATTTTTAAGCAGGATACCAGACAACACCATTTGCCTTAAATTCTCCGTCTTCGCCTTCTTCTGGATTTAACATAAACAAAATATTATCATCCTCTGGTTTTTTTGCCTCTTCGTAATTCATCTTGGCGCTTTCGATTAAATCCGCATAATATTCTTGTCTACATAGCCAAGCAAAAAATACCAAAGTCATTACCAAATCGTCATGGTGACCATCATCCGCCTTAAAAGTATTAGATTTTGAGACAAACGTCATCAATTCTTGCACAATTCTTTCATCGTTTACTAAAAGTTTATCTTCTTCAATTAATCTTTTTAAAATCGCACACCCCAATTTTTTTGTTTGGGTTGTTGTTCTTAGACCCATTTCACTTTTGCCTTGTGCAAATCCCTGTGACAAAACTTGTCCTTTTCTTCCCATTATTCTTGTCATCAAAAGATTTTCATAATTTAAATCATTATAAAGAATATTTGAAATTTGACCACCTATATCATTTGTTTCTACAAGAACATATGCATCATTATATCTTTCGCCCACCTTTTTTATTACATTTGGAAAATTAAAAGGACTAACTGTGTTATTTCTATAAGTGGCGACTACTCTGTATGGTGATTCATTTCCACTAACAACAGTGAATGCAGAATAGTCCGATCCCTGACCACGGGAAACATCTGCCATCACGAAGTAAATATTATCTTTCTTTGGTTCTTCAAAAATTCTAAGACCTTCTGAGTCTTCGTTTAAAAATTCTTCGGGAGCCAACACATTTAATTTTGTAGATGATATCAACGTATTTGACGATCCCAAAAAGCTGCAACCATATTCTTGTTGAAATTGTTCTGGACTTGTATTTGCTATTTGTTCTGCGGCCCAAACATCATCTCTTCTTGGGCCACCCGGAGTTATCGGAACTTCTCTCCAATTAACTTCTATGGGCACAAATTTATTTTTTAATTTGTGTCCCTCTGGACGATTTGCATCTACCCAAAGTTTATGGAAGTGATTCATTCCATTGGGCGTAGAAACGATTATAAGCTTAGTTGTCGTACCAGCTGATATTGTCGGGTATGTGGATGAATAGAACTCCTCGGCAACGTGAGAGGGCAAGAAGGCGTACTCGTCAAGCAACAGCAGGTTGAAAGATCCACCACGGATTGCGCTGGAAGATGTTGCATCACAAATAACTCTTGAACCATTTTCAAGTTTAAATGAAGTTTTATTCCATTCAATTACACCTTGTTGTAAAAAATGTGGTAAATTTTCATAAGCAAGTTGTAATTTTGCAAATAATTCATCTTTTGCGGTTTTGAGTTTGTTCGCAAGAATGGCGCAACTTACAGATTGATTAAATGTTACGTAGTGTGTAATATACCCAATTACTGATGTAGATTTACCAGATTGGCGTGGCCATTTTGAAATTACAAAGCGATTGTCGTGAATTGCTTTTACAAATTTTTTCTGATAATCGTACAACTCAAAAGGCATAACGCCTTTGTCCAGAGTTTTTACTTTT